CCCATTGCCCAATGGATAGGATTGATGTACTTGCGTTTTGTGAACAAACTTTTATCAGGGTTCAAGTTAAGACGGCCACGCTGGCTGTCCACTGCCATCACAGATCAGCCCGGCATCACTTTAATCTTGGTCACGGTTGCAAAACTAAGAAACTGCCTACGAAAGATGATTACGATGTTTTGTGCCTTGTTTCCCCCAATGCCCGCCGGTGTCTCTTCATGCCAGTCAGCAGTGTGCAACAGTACTCAATGCGATTGCCCGCGTCACGGTTCACTCCTGAGGAAGAGAGTAGTTCGTGGGCTAAGACAATTGATCACGTTCTGGAGATGAGACGATGAACTGGGAAAAATATCCAAACTTTAGCAAAGAAGAATTTAGTTGTAGTGAAACCGGCGAATGTAAAATGTCAGCCGCGTTTATGTCAAAGCTGCAAGAACTGCGTGATGTTTATAATAAGCCAATGACAATCACCAGCGGATACCGCAGCCCAAAGCACAGCATTGAGGCCAGCAAGCCAGCAGGCAAGCTGTCAACACACGCAAGAGGATGCGCCGCAGACATAGCCTGCAACGGCCAGCAGGCGCATGAGATAATGAAGCTGGCGTTCCAGCTAGGGTTCACCGGGATCGGCGTGTCGCAGAAGGGCAGCGCACGGTTTGTGCATTTGGATACCTACAGCGGATCACCCCGGCCAAACGTATGGAGTTATTAAATGTTAGCTGTGTTAGGAAAAATCCTCGGATCAGATAGTGTCATAAGCCAAGGCATCAAGCTCATTGACGATATGCACACATCAGATGAAGAGGCCATCGCAGCCAAGAGCAAAGCCCGCATCGACCTCATGACTGCTTATGCCCCATTTAAAATAGCACAACGGTTTTTGGCGCTGATGTTTGGGGCTACGTTCTTGGGCAGTTATGTGCTGGTGCTTGGCATGACGATTACTGGCCGAGGCGACCCAGACGCCGTTACCAAAGTAATGGATCAGTTCACGATCAACTATGCGATGCTGATCATCCTTGGTTTTTACTTTGGCGGTGGTGTTGTCGAAAGCATAAAGCAACCTAAAAAATAAAGGGGCTTTCGCCCCTTTACTCAACCACCCTAATCGTTCTGATCTTGCCGGGCGTGTGTGTTAGGATGCCATCCTCGATCAGCTTGTCTAGCTGAAACCTGACGGCAGTTCTTGATCGCCCCACAGCATAGGCTATTTCGTTCACTGTCGGGCCGTAGCCGTTGTAATGGTGGTAAGCGGCCACCGCGTTTACAATCGGCCTCCACGAGCTTTCTCGGCGTTGTCCAGCCATCAATCAATCTCCTTTAGCGTTAATGTTTTCTGACGCATGACAGTCTCAGGTTTTGCCGGTGTCACCTTCTCAGGCTGCGCACGCATCTTGCGGGTCGGCCACTTGACCTGCACCCGGCGATTTCCGACAGACGCGAAGGCCGTGTCGTGACTGCCCATCGTATCCATCAGGGCAGCGGTGGCAATGTCGATCTCTCGCTCGGCCATTGCCTTGTTGGCCTTGGCCGTCATCAGGTGGTCAACCCACGCTGCATCGTCACCCTCAAGCTCTAGCGGCGGTGCGTCTGCATCGACCCGGCCATACGCCGCCACCCCATCAGCCGGTGACACGACAGGGTATTTATCAATATTTTTTCGGCGATTTTCAAAATCAATAACCGCCTCGCGGATGCGGTTTTGTATTACCTCATCGGCCTGATAGACAAACAGACGCAGCGTTGTGCTTTGGTACAGCACAGCAATGCAGCCCCACTTGTAGCCAGTACACATCATCTGACCCTGCAACTGGTATCTGCCCCGGTGTGTCGCCGGGATCTCTTCTGGCCGGGCTGACGTTAGCTTGGCCTCAATCAGTCCAACGCCCTCAATGTCAATTGCCCCGCCCTGCGGCACATAGATGCCCTTATCCCAGTTGGCAATCACTGAGCCTTTGCCAACACCAGTGCCATCGAGACTGGCAGCTAGTGGCAGGTGGTCGTGCTGGTATGGCACGGTGATGTCAGTCTCAACATTAGTCAAGCCCAACCGCTCGGCTGCCTTTCGCAATATCATTGGCTCAAAATAATCGCCCAGTTCCATTGGCTCATTTTGCGGTATCCACTTTGGTGGGTTGCCTTCGTCAATTCTAATGAACTGCTCAAGCAATTCATTCTGAGTTTCCCACGGCGATGCGTTAAGCAATGCAGGCAACCGGCTGACGCTCAACTGATTATCCGGTGTAAGTTTTCCGACCATTTTATTGTCCTCCAAAGCGAGCCATCAAATACCAGAAATTCCAGTCTGTGATGGCGTTAGTAAAAAACGTAATTACAAATGCTGTTACAAACAGCATACCGATAGTGTCTTTAACCATTAGTTTGCTCCCATTAAGTTGCGCACAGTGCTGGCGTACCATTGCCCGCCCAGTGCTGTTGGAATGCCAGCTTCATTGAGCTTGGCGGCGATGGTGCGTAGTGAGGCACCAGCCTCACGCAGCACCGAGACGATTGGCATTGCCTGCTTGGCAACAACATTAGTACGCGCAACGCGCTTGGCGGCTGACGCCCGGCCAGCAGCGGCAGGGTTGGGCGAGCCGAGCTTGACGCCACGCGCCTTGGCAGCAGCCAGCGCGGCCTTGGTGCGCTCGGAGATCTTGCGGCCTTCCCACTCAGCGAACACAGCGGCCATTTGCAAGAAGGTGCGATCAGCTTCTGGCATGTCAGCACAGAGGATCGGCACGTTGGCTTCGAGCAGGCCAGTAATGAAATGCACGTTACGCGCCAGACGGTCGAGCTTGGCAATCAGCAGCGTTGCGCCAGTGCGCTTGGCCTCGGCAAGAGCGGCGGCTAGTTCCGGGCGCTGGCTCTTCTTGCCGCTCTCGACCTCGGTGTACTCGCCGATGATGTTGTAACCGGCAACGGCTGCGCGTTGTGCCTCAAGGCCAAGGCCGGACTGGCCCTGACGCTGAGTTGATACACGGTAGTAAGCGATGTACTGAGTCATTATGCTGCTGCCTTGTTATTGTGTGCGTCCACAATAGCTTTTAATTCAACAAAAAATGCGTTGTCTTTCGCGTCAAACTCGTAAGCTGAAGCAAGTTCGTCAGTAACGCGATCAACAATACCCGCAACGTAATAATCAGATAAAAAATCCTCGCCATCTGCATCCACGCCAGCCTCTTGCCTCGTATCATAAAGATTATCGAGATGACCTTGTGCAGCGTTAAATGCGGCAGCCGTCATTTTATCGCTGTAGACCCGATAAGAGTTATCTGTGAGAAACTCGTTGATTTTATCTTCTAGTGTCATCTGTCTGTCTCCCTTTTGATTACTAGTGACTAATAACTATTTAATATTTATCACACTATGTTACAAGGGTTATAGGCAATATTTATTAAACAAAATAACAAACCATTGAAAAGGTTATATAAATGGCTGGTATTAAAAACCAAATGTTAAGGCTGCGCAGTGACACAGTTGACAAATTGCGGGCTATGTTGGACGTGTCGCCGCATCGTTCTATGTCTAGCTTGGCAGATGAAATACTCGATGCCGGGTTGACCAAGATGATCCGCGACCAAGACAGCGGCAAGGCGGCAGAGACAATGCGCTCGCTGGCAAACCGCAATGGTTAACAGCCGTAACAAGGGTATGGGCGGGGAACGCGAGATCATCGCAGTTTTGACTGACGAGCTTGGCGGTGACGCTAATGGCCTGACGTTTCAGCGTGACATTAACCAGTATCGCCAGTCTGATCTGGGTGACATCATTTGCAGCGACCCAGACTTTCCTTTTGTGATTGAAGTGAAACGCAAACGCGCCGGGTATGGCATTGACCCAAACTGGTGGGATCAGGTGTGCGCTGCTGCTCTGGCGACAGAGAGTGGCAAGCTGCCCTTGCTGGTCTATCGCTATGATCGCTTGCCTTGGCGCTGGCGTTTCCCGGTCGCAGCGATTGTCGGGATGGATGGCTTTGAGCCAACAGGCGACATAGCCGAGCAGTACGATTGGCGTTACGCGGTCGAGTGCGACACAATGACGGCTATGATGATTATCAGGGAGCATCTCGCTGATGAATAGACCAATGTACGAAACCGAGGCTGACCGCAAAAAAGAGCAGGCACTAGCTGATGCTTTTAAGCAGCACGGCTATGATTTCTACAAGCTGCCAATACAGTATCGCCTCGACTTTGTGGTGTTTAAAGAAAACGAGGCCAAGGCATTTATCGAGGTTAAACATCGCAATGTGCGGCTGTTGCAGTACGACACAGCGATGGTGAGCCTGTCAAAAGTGATACAAGCCCGGCTGCTGACGCAGCACACAGGCTTGCCAGCGTATTTGTTAAATGTTTATAAGGATAACATCGCCCGGTTTGATTTCGCTGGCGATTACACATTGGGGAAGGGTGGCAGAAGCGACAGAGGCGATAGCCAAGACGCGGATATCTGCGCCTATTTCCCGATCCAAGCCGCACTGGTCGTGCGGTAGTTCTAAAGTTACAGGAGTTAAAAATGGCTTTAGGTTTTACAGAGACTACATCATCAGGCGGCGGGGATTTCCTGCCTATTATGAAATTCTCAGCTAAGGATGGCTCATTCGTGCGCCAAGACCGGCACCAAGGGGCAGACGGCCACTGGGAAAAGAGCGAAACCGAAATGGATTTGCCTTTTAAGGTGGTGATGGATATGGACGCAATCGAGGTTGGGTTTATCGCCTTTACCACGACTGGCCCAGACTTTCGTTTTGTCCAAGTTGGCGAGCCAATGCCAATCAAGCCGTCTGACGAACACAAGGAAGGTTTCCGCATTCGTATGTTCAACAAAGAGATCGGCCTGCGCGAGATGAGCAGCAGCAGCAAGATCGTGCGTAATCAGATGAACGATTTGCATGATGCGTATCTGGCTGGCAAGGCTGACAATCCGGGCAAAGTGCCGGTCATTGAGATCACCGGCTCTGATCGCATCCAGATTGAAACTAAGGCGCAAGGAACGCAGACGTTCCGCTCGCCAAAGTGGTCGATTGCTGGCTGGGTTGATCGCCCCGCTGGTTTGGACAAGGCAGAAGCTGCCCCAGAACCCGCCGTAGCAGCCCCAATAGCTGCAACCCCTTCAG